TTTTATATTATTTGTCTTAGGTATTGTGCCGCCTACAAAACGACAACAAGGTTTAACATTACCATTAGGTCCGAGAAATTGATGGTTCCAACCGAGGCTACAAAAGGTAGAACTAATGTATTTTTTATCCATTTAGCAGAAATCTTTGTGCGTTTGATGTGCCAAGAGCACTAGAAAATTCATAATCAGTTCCACACGTTCTACCACATGTATGTAATTTTGCATTATTATCTTGCATTGTATTTCCCCAGCTTTCTTCTAAATCATAGTCAAACCAATTGTGTTCTAGTACTTCTTTAATTGTGTGCTTACGCAGTGAGTTAAAATTTTCATTGTATTGATTAAGTAATCGTTTAAGTTGTGCGGATTGTATATTATTATCACCTGCAAAATATACAGGTGCTCCTGTCCAACAACATGGCCACATCCTTGCCATAAAATCTATATAGATTGTTTGATCTGTTTGATATTTACAACTTATTGCTGTAGCATTAACATAGTTTTCCCAGTTACCGTATTTTTCTATAACATAATCAAACTTAGATTTGTTTTCGTTATTTTTATGAGAAATAGTATGTGTTTTTTCTTGTGTTTTTTTATCATATACTTCTTCTACATCTCTTGATATACTATTAAGGAATTCATTATTACTAACAAATCTACTTGTATTTTTAAAAACAATTTGTTTAAATCCCATTTCTTTTGCTAAATTATATGTTTCTTCTATTTGATGTTCGTTATGATCAAATATTAGATAGTCCCATCGTGCATTTCCACCCGCACCTATAAATGCTTTAACATTTTTCATAATGATTTTCCAATCACTATTAACACGATATAGATGATTTGTATCTTCTAATCCATCTATAGAAAAATATACATAATCATCTGGCCTGTTAAAGATATTTGCTAACCCTCTCCACCAATCAGGTTTCCTTGCACTACCATTGGTGAATAGTTGCATAGACTGTACACCAGAGAAGCGTAGCCAGTAAGCACATTCTACCCATGTGTTGCTTGCGATACTGTCACCATAACTACCACACCAGTACACTCTTTTAATCTGTGGTGTTATGTCAGGTGTAAAAATTCTTTTATAATCCTTTAGTGTTAGTTCGTCTAATACTAATTCAGGATTAACTTTACCATTATAAACTCTTGCACACTGCGGACATAGCAGGTTGCATTTACTAGTGTGTTCGATGTGAACATCGGCGATATCGTTGTAGGTTAAATACATATATAACTATTTATTTGTCTAAACTTAACCGAAAACATATCTTAGTAGTTAAGTATGGTGGTTTTAGTTGTAAATAATTGTATAGAAATTGTTATTTGTAGGAGGATTGTTATTGTGAATACAAGTACACCAAAGCGTTCAATATTAAAAACAATTACATGGAGAATAATAGCAACATGTGATACGTTTGTTATCTCGTATCTTATCACCGGGGAACTGGCCTGGGCATCTGCTATTGCTTCATTGGAAGTGTTTACAAAAATAGGTTTATATTACTTACACGAAAGAGGTTGGTCACGAATTAAAATTACTTAAATTGTGTACATGTAAATCCACACAAATCTAATCTGCTATCATTTGAAAAACTTTCAACCAAATTATTAGAGTACCATGGATGTGCAAGTATTTCCTGTAATGAATGATTATTTAAATTATTAAAGTCGCTACCATATGTTCCATGTGTTTTTAAATAGAAATCATTCTCATCACCTGGTTTGTCCCAAGGGTTATCTTTAGGATATCGTTGGCCTCCTACAAAACAACACGGCCATACTTCGCCGTTAAATACTAAAAGCAATGATGATCTGTTCTTATGGCACCAGCTACACTCTATGGGTGCGTTTTTCTGGAAGTCAGCGATATCATTATTATACTGATTTTTTATTACATTTTCAAATTCGGATATAGTATTTTCTTTGTCGGCCGCTACGTAATTAACGTCCATTGCTTCATATTTTTTAGTTTCTGCTCCGGTCTCAAAATGTTCTCTATTATGTTCTTCTTTATCATGCCAATCATCCACAAATGCCAGTGTGTCACTGCTACCTGTATCATCTTCCGCTCGATGAAAAATATCCATTGTAAAAAAGTCATTGAAACCAAGTTTTTCGGCAAATTCTCTAGCTTCTTCTACCTGATGTTTATTATGTTCGAATAAAATGTATTGCCATGTTGCGTCACCACCAGCACCTATAAATGCATTTACATTCTCCATTAATTTATCCCAATTAACTTGTCTGCGATATAAATCATTTACACCTTCTAATCCATCTATACCAAACACTACTTCACCTCGTCTGGCAAAATAATCATCTGGGTTAAATGTAGTTGGCGCCGACGGTAATACCTTTGCTAGGTCGCGCCACCAGTCGGGCGAATTCATTCCACCATTTGTTGCTATTTGATATTTTGGCCTAGGCCTGCGATCATGCGATTGTCTTAAAGAAGGATTTTCTCGTTGCCGTAACCATTCAATACCTTTAATAAGATCAGGGTGCAATGCCGGATCACCAAAGTTGCCGACGTACTCTAGGACGTCTATATAATTCAAAGCAGGTTCAAAGAATGCTTCAAATACATTCCAGGGCATGTCTGCAATTGGCATATTTTTGTTAAGAAATTTGCCTTCGACGTTTCGAGCACATCGTAAACACAATGCATTACATTTTGATGTATAGTCTAGCATGACCTGGCGCAATGAAGGTAAATCTACATACATATTTGTCATAATATTATTTAGTAATTCTGATAAATGATAAGTATATGCATGATCCGTATATGTTTAGGTAGTGCCTGTCATCAAATAGACGAGTGTATCTCCTGCCAAAAAAATGCATTAACTATCTGCTTTTTAATTAATTTTATAATATTTGCAGTAGAACTATTTTGGGGTTGGCAAGAAAACTCAGCAACACTACTCAGTGATGCGGCACACAACAGTGGTGACGCATTAATACTCGGTAGTAGTTTATTTGTTATATTATCATCAATGGCTCTAAAGGCTAAACTGGCATTATTTAAATCTTTTATAATGGGGTGCTTTGGTTTATTGGCATTCTACAATGTATTTTTAACAATATGGACGACTACAATACCACAGTATAATGTTCTTACAACAATAGGAACCATTGCATTAATTGGTAATATATTATCTGTTTTATTATTAATGTATTATAGAAACAAAGACATTAATTTAAAGAGTGCATATGTATGTTGCAGAAATGATGTAATCGGTTCTATAAGTATTATTATTGCTGGCGTTCTTGTTATGTATACAAATAATTATTGGCCAGATGTTATACTAGGCTCAGTAGTTGGTGGGATAATTATCTGGAGTAGTATAACTATTGCTAAAGAAAGTTTAAACGAATTAAAACTTAATCGTAAATAAAAGGGTCACGCTTTCGAATTGCTTTTAATCTACGTTTATGCTCGCGTTCCTTCTTCCAGAATTTATATCGTGCTTTAAATTTTTTAATTAGTTTCTTCATGATGCGTTATATATTTATATCCTAGTTTAATTCGAAATATATATATACTAAATACAGCGATTGTAGAATATTGGAGAATTGTTATGTCTGCTTTTATGATTGCAATGGCAGTTATCATCTTTAACGGTGCACCACAATATTGGTATAACATAAATGAAGTACCATACAGTAGCACATTTGCTTGCGAAACAAAAGTATCGGAACAGGAATTTCAACGCCAAGTGTTAGATGCGTTTCAACAAAGGTTTAATAACCAAGTAGCAACAATTAGAGTTGCTTGTATACCAGAGAATAAAAAGGAAGAATACACTATTTGGATGAACCAACAAAACGAATTAAATCGGCCGGCGGAATTGTCAACTAGTAAGTTACCACCAGAAAACTATCAACGATAACTGTTTATAGGTATTATTAAATGAAACTAATCAAAACTGAAGCCGACTACCGAGCGGCATTAAAAGAAATTGAAAGCCTGATGATGGCTGACCCTGACACACCCGAAGGTGAAAAGTTGGATGTCATGGTCACGCTTATCGAAGCTTATGAGGCCAAGCATTTCCCTAGGGGAACTGGATAACTTTTAAAATGTTTCAACAATACAAGAATATTCAAAAATCATACTATCACTTCACCAGTTGATGTAAATTCTAATTCAGCCGTGGTGCAATTCGTAATGTCATTAAGTATTCGGGTTGTTCTATACTCCATAATATTACTTTTGCTATATAATTTGGATCCATTTTATGTTCTGCATCAAAAGATGCAACACGTGGTGTATCTACAAATCCTGGTTTAATGTTTATTACTCTACATTTACCTTTACTATTTTGTAATTGTTCACATGCATGATCCAATGCACATTTTTCTACACTATATGGCCACGGTTTATTTTTGGTAACATCTGGACTTGTAGAACTTATACACACAATTTGTTTATCTTTATCTTTCCATTCTTCCCATACCTTATACAATAGATCGACTTGTGCATATCTATCATGTGCATTATTAACAAACACATCACACCGCATTGCTTGTCGGTGAAACCATGGTTTGGGATTATTAATATCATAGCCATTGCTACGTGAGAATCCCATGGGTTCATGTTTTGGAGGCGCCTGCTTAAAAAGTGCTTTTCCTATACCACTGGTATGTCCTGTTATTGCTATTTTCATTCCGAACTTCGCAATGCATCCCAAGACACAGGAAATAAATCTTTTGTTAATGTATCAATTTCCCAACTTACATCTGCTGTTTCTTTTTGTGCATCAGGCTGGCATCTGAGATTACACACTCTTGCGAACGCAATAAGACTACCAGTCCAATACCATTCTGTATATGTATTTTGTGGCAATATCATTCTTGCTTGTTCTGGTGTTACACCAGCACCAATCATGCGAGCATATTCTTCATGCGCTTTTCCGCATACACGTACAGCCGCATTACCTACACGCTCTTTATCGATGTATTCAATAATCTCATCACTACTGCCTTGTTTTTTATCTACCGGCCGACCTCGCCAGGTATCGGGATAATAAAATTCAGGTTCCCCATCTACATATCGCCGACTAATTTCATTCCATACAAGACCCACTTGATGTTTAACTAACTGTCTAGCAACAAAAATGGGTGCTTTTATATGAAACGACAAGGACGCATGACCGAAAGGCGTCCAATGATTATGTGTAGCAAGATACCTAATAAGCCGTTCGTCACCATCGCGGAATTCTGTATGTGCCTTACCAAACGATACTCGTGCCGCATTAACAACTGAAACATCTGAACCCATGTGATCTATTAATGTTACTTTACTCATTTATATCCCTTCCTAGGTTCTTCTGTTACAGAAGAACTATTAGTTCATTTGTAAATTTACTGCCGAAGGACCTTTAGGCCCATCTTCAATATCAAATGTTAATGTGTCGCCTTCGTTTAACTCTAAATTCGCTTCTCGAGCTGCCGAAGCATGTACAAATACATCTTTTTCGTTGTCATCGCGGGCTATAAATCCATAGCCTTTAGTCGAATTAAACCATTTAATTTTTCCTTGTATACTCATTTTATTCCTTTGTTATATCCTAAGAATGTGGCTACCGTTAACGGTAGCCACATAGTAGGAGATTATTAAATTTAACAACGCAAGGTACAATTTTCAAACTATTCTTTTTCTGAATTATTAAAATGTTTATCCAATAATGATTCAGTTTTGTCGCCGATGTGTTTAGCAAGGGCTTCTAGATCAATATGTATTTCTACATTTTCCACCCCGTCAAAGCCTTCCTCGACTTTGTTCCATGTTAGACCTTTATCTAATGGCAACGGGGTTAATAAATCTTCACGTGACAACCGTGATCGCTTACCGTTTTTAAATATAACAGTAACAGCCGAAACAAATTGTACTGGAATTTGTTTCGCGGCTATTTCTGCTAGATACTTTCCAAAATCATGGGTATCATCAGTCGGCATCAGCAGTAGCGGCTACCTTCTTGGGTCGCCCTCGTTTAGGCTTTGCTGTATCTGGTGATATTTGATTTGCTTGTGCTTCTAATTTATCAGCATCCTCACGAAGCATAGTTGCTTGTGTTCGTAACTGGAATGCTCGCATATCATCTGCATTGTTTACTGTAGCATCTTGTAGACTTTCATCTTGCTCGGTATTCCGCTTTATTGCTTCTTCGGGTGTTAGCAATGGTGTTGGTTCCTTGGCACCTGAAGTAACCAAGTTTAAATTTAAATTAAGTTCGTGTAATACAATTTTAACTTGTTTATCTGGTTCCATTTGAACATCGTTTGTGCGAACCTTTACCATGCGCCCTTCTTGTACGAGAGCATTAAGAATAAATCTGCCATCAGGCAGTGTCTTTCTCATACATACTTCATAGAAATTAATGGTATCTTGTCCTTCTGAACTAAGAACCGCATCCATAAAAGCATCTGCCCACATGTTAGGCAATGCATCTGTATCTACGATTAATGCGTGGCTTGGGTCTATGACCTTGCCGTTTTCATTATATATTTCACGAAAAATTACTACTACTCTTTTCCCAGTAGAAATTAATCTACCGACGTGTTTTGTCATTGGCATTTGTTATCTCCTTATTCTGCAGAGTCGGTTGCCCCGGCTCCTGCGTCATCAACGGGTGCTTCTTGACTACCTAAAATCTGTTGCAAGAATGTTGCAAGTTTAGCGTATAAAGTGCCTACGGCAGCCAATTCGTTTCCCCTAAAAGCACCACGCGAACTAGCAACATCAATTAAGTTTACTAATCCTTGCAAGTCAGCAACTGTAATATTCACTGGCTCTTGTGACTCTGCCGGTGCTGGTGCTGTGTTTTCTGTTTCTGTCATTGTAAAAATCTCCTTTTATTTTAAAGAACTAAATACTAGTATAATACACTTGTCCCCTTATTGTCAACCTATTTTATTTTATATGCGGCCCAAAACTATGTTTAAAATAACAAAATATATTACGTTTCTTTTTCCTATAATATTTATTGCTAGTATCAATACTGGCTTTGCTGACCCTATGTCAGCGGAAAAACCTGAGCAAAATACAGATGTTAACAAGGTAGAACTATCAGATATACAAAAGTATGCACTGATACTAGCCAAGATTAATACATGTCAAGCATCAATGATTACACTTAACAAATATATTAATGTTACATCTGCAATAGTACAAAGTATGGATCCGACTGCATCAATAACAGCATTTACGCAGTTATCAAAATCTTTGCTCGAAAAGTTTAATACTTTAAACCAACAAGAAACGGTTGTAATGCAAAAACTTGCCGAGTTAACAGATAAAAATCAATTTATAGTACAGCAAGCAACTAATCAGTTTGTTAATTTAATGCAGATGAGCACTAACATTTACAATAGTGCTCATAATACTGGCAGTGACACAGTTATAAACGGATGGGTTTTAACCCTTATCGATACTGCATCATCGTGCCCTGATACAATACCTGATTACTTCGGCGAATAATGGTCAATTTGGATCCATTGTGGATTTGCTAATTTAAATAAAACTGCATCTTCTGGTAAATCAAACGTAATCGTTAGCCTACGCGGCCGACTAGTACACGTAGGCCTACGTGGATCGGTTGGGTCCGGCGGGCCGTGCTGTTGAACAACGGTGTATCTGTCTATACTGTTATCCTTGCACCACATTCTGAAAAGTTTCTTAAACATTACCTGCTGAACTACATTCAGTATTTTAGTTTGATATTGAATTGATGTTACGCCCACGGTATTATAATTTCAAAATCTAAAGATTTGCCATCAGTACCGTTACTACCATCATTGTCTATTTCTTCGCCGTCGTACAGCACTCGCCTAATTAAATCATCTTTATGAAATTCAACTATACCAAACGAAACTTTCGTAGGATCAAACTCACCATCAATTTCTATAGAACCCTCAAAGAATGAACCTTTTTCATAATTCCCACTACACAATGTATACTCATTAGGGTTAGGGTAACATTCTTCTGATTCAACGTCTAACTCATGGTCATCAATGAATTCCATTACTCCTCCATAAAAAAGATCGCCTTCGTCATTGGATATAGTAAGCCGGGCGGAATCATCGAATGTTGCTCCCCATTCGTGGCCACGATTTTCATGCTCATGCCACTCACTCAATTTGGCATATTTTGGTACTATAACATCAGGCCATACGTCATTGAAGTAATCCGGACCATAAACATAGTCATAGAAGTAGTCTGACATTTTGTCTGACAACCAAAACTCAGCCGCCTTCTTGGTTATCCTGCCTTGTGCAATTTCTGCACCATAACCACCGATACTAAAATTAATAGTGGACATTACTTTATGCCTTTTTAATTAACAATTTTCCAACTGCCGTCTGCCTGGCGACACGCAGTACCATACCCCTGCTGATCAACACCACCAATCCTTACAGTTGTAGTGAATTCTCTACACGGTTGTCCTGTTGAAGCAATGCGAGTTGCTGTAGGAATAACGGTTCCTGAGTGTCCTGTGTTTGGATTACTCCAAGAACCCACAGACTGATCAGGCGCACGTTCTAATGTCTGCTGTACTGTCTGTCCGGCAAGCAATCGGTCCCTTTCATCTAACTGAGCACCAATATTATTACCAATTAAACTACCAGCGGCAACACCGAGGATCAACCAAATGTCTTTGTTGCTTGAGTCTTTTCCTAGTCCGTATGCTAACGCACCGCCTGTTACTGCACCTATCGCCGTACCTGTGTCCTGCTTGGTATAAGTGCCAGCACATCCTGATACCAGGATTGCTATTGAAATCAATAAAACTGCTCCTAGCAGTCTTTCTTTTCGAGATAAACTCATTACTATTTCCTTTTAAACTGTAATAATGAAATCCACAAAGGGGGCCGAAGCCCCCTTCGATAGATTACCTGCTTTATGCAACGCCTTCAGCAATAGCACGGTAGCCGGCGGCTACAACACGCTTTGACGGCGAACCCATTCGATACTTACGAGTCACTCGACCCTTGGTATCAGTATGAGTATTAAGATAAACAGAGTGACCACGGAAACGAAGCGTCTGTACAACTGACCCTGGGTTACCAACTCTCCATCGTGCAGAGATCTGCGCGGCGGTTAGTTCCTGGCCTTCCTGTAGTGCTGTTAGCACCTTATTTGTCTTGGTTGTCATTTTACAATTTACCTTTTGTTTTACCAGATTGGGCCTGGCTTCCCCTTTCGCAGTATGCGAAAACTGTGTTAAGCCGCGTTTTGTAACTGCCCTTTCGGTTCCTCATAATGGGCAGTAAGACCAAACGGTGCTTCGAAACTTTTATCTGGATAACTGTGGATAACAAATATTGTATCACAGTAATCTTCATCTCCCCAAGAACTCCACGGATAACCATCTGTGAACATAATAAACTTCTTGGGTTCTATATCGTTCTCTTTCATGAAATCCCAGCAAACATCAAACTCAGTGCCACCTCCGCCTTCGATTTCATATGTATCAATCTCATCAATGTTCCATGGATTAAATACCTTGTGTCCATATACTTTAGTGTCAAATGTAAACACGGTAATAGTAAAGTCTGTATATTGCGACATACAACCTTTAACTTCACTGAGCATATCACGCAACATCTCATCACTGATGCTACCACTCGCATCAAGTCCTACTGCTATGTCAATCGACTCTGCATAATTCATACCTGGCAGTATAGCATCCGAATGCCAACTACGCCGTGACTGCTTCATAAAAGTATAGTCGTCTTTAACAATGCTCTGAACTTGCGTATCAAGCAGTTCACGCCAATCCATAACAGGATTAGTGAGGTCTCTTATAACCCGTTGCACACCAGCAGGCACATTACCAGCACCAGCGGCCTGGGCAGACTGAATAACTGCATTCTTAAATTCGTCCTTAATCTTTTTCTTTTCTTCCTCAGAATACTTCGGAGGACCGTTCTTTCCTACTTCCTCTTCTGAGTCTTTGTCAGAGTTTGTTCGACCAAATGCTTTACCGTTGTTCGGCCCACCACTGGCCTGCGTCTCTTGACACTCGCCACCTTCACCATCGAGATGCTGATCGAGCAAATCATCTAGTGTATACTGTGTGACATCATTTTCCATCAAGTCGTCATATACTTCTTCGGAAAACATATTATAATACTTGCGATCATGGCACGCCTTAACAGTAGTAATCAGTTCCCCTACACCTTCTTCTACGAGGATACCATTAACAACATAGTCGTTTGCGATGTTCCAAATTAATGGATGTCTATCATTGCGTCGAGTTAAGTGTTCGAATACACAATGCAAAAGTTCGTGTCCAAAGAGAAAATCAATTTCTGTATCTTTTAGTTTAGCAACAAAATCACGATTGTAGTAAATGAATCGCGCATCTGTGCCAGCAGTCTGGCACCAACCATAGTCGGTTGCATCAACTAACGGCAGTCGGGTAATCATATTACCAAACCACGGCTTATTAATTAGCAGGCGTATGCGACTACTAACTAATCGCTTTCGTTGTGGACAACGTTGAATATCGTAGTTTTCCATTACACGTATACTATACACTGTTTAGTGAGTTTTGTCAATCTTAAAATAACCCTCTGCCCTGAGACAGAGGGTCTGCAACAATTAAGCATCAATAATCATCTGCCCATATCGGTTGTAGAATTCCTTGAAGGTCTTCAACTTTTTGGTATCAAACGGTAAATTGTAGGTACTTAGGGCAATCTTCGCACCAAGTACAACCATTTCTGTCTGGAAATTCTCCATCATAAAAGAGAAGAAGTTATCGGCCATCTTGTGCCATTTGTCCAACTTCTTTGACTTCTTCATAATCTTATGAGCATCCGCCAGTTCATAACACAGATTTACAGTCAAGGTGTACTGTGCTGACACTTCCTTAACCTTGAGCTCTTCCACCTTACCAGACAATATGTCTGATGGGTTGGGCAATTCACTCGCAAACGATCGATGGTTCATAAACTTGACAGCCATCCCCTCGCCAACAGTGCCAGCAATTAGATCGGTCATTTGACTATCAGACATTGGATCATCACCGGCGGTATCTTCGAGCATCTCACTCACAAACACCCAGGTTCGCGGACTAGCAAAAGCATGGTCTGGCGAACGCGGATCGAAGTTATAAAGATCTGCCTTAGCAAACGATAGATACCCTACAACATCTGCGTGAACCCTTGCTTCCGCTGCCCACATCATCCAGTCATCAAAATTAACATCCAGATTCAAGTGAACAAAACGGTTAGCCAGCGGTTTTGGCATTTTGTAAGTGACGCCTTTGTCCGTCTCGCGATTGCCTGCGGCAACCACTACAACATTGTCCGGCAATTTGTAAGTGCCAATCCTACGATTCAGAATCAACTGATACGCCGCGGCCTGTACACTTGGCGGAGCACTATTAAGTTCATCCAAAAAGAGAACAACGACAGGATATTGTGCGGCCAACTCTTCCGTCGGAAGATCTACTGGTGCCGCCCAACTCATGTTGTTGGCCTCCTTATTGTAATAAGGCATACCTCGCAAATCAGTTGGCTCCATAAGAGCAAGCCTCAAATCAATCATATAACCTTCCATACTAACGGTGATCTGATCAACAAGATCTGATTTACCAATTCCTGGGCCTCCCCATACAAACACAGGCCGCTTCCGCCGCATTGCGCGAAGCATTTCTACTCGGGCATCGCGGATTCGTACTGTGCGAATTTCAAGTGCATTTTCTACCACTGTATTACCTCTTGTCTGAATGTGAGTTATATTGTATATACATTATACAATAGGTTGAATATTTGTCAATCTTAAAAATTACGTGATAATAGGATTTTATGCTTTTCTAATGCTGATCGCCATTTATAGAACGAAGGGCCGTGGCTCATAAGTGGCTCTTTTCCTAATGCTACCCGTTCAACGGAATATACAGACCACTGCCAATGATGCACCATTTCGTGTGCTAGTGTTGCTACAAAAACATGAGCACTCGGATAGTATGGATACAATTGGATTTCTATAGTTATCGGCCATTGTTTGCCGTGCCGTAATTCTGTTTCCCCATAACACCATCCCCACGATTTTCTAAGTCGTTTTAAAATAATAGGTGGTATGTCAAGGATGCTACCAAACACCATTTCATTAAGTTCGGTGAAGATAGCCGTTGCATCTTGTGTGGTAGGTCTATACGGCATTTTTCGATAATCTGCTTTAGTTGGCAACGCCATCTCAAGCATTTTCTGAACTTTTGGTTGCAATATTTCGTACCATTTTTCGTAGTTTATACATATATTATACACGGTATTGGTATATTGTCAACCTTAAAAAGGGGTGTATACCCCTGTAGAATGGCGTTTTTTAAAAGTGTGGGTTTTTTACAACAAAAACCGCTTCGTTTGGGTGGTTAAGGGGCGGTTTTTTCATTAGGATTTGCTAATATTCAATAATTCGCCTGTTTTACGGTTCTCTACCCACTTATCTATGTTTCCTTCTAATAACCGCAATTCTAAGGTGTCTTTTCCTGCAAATAGTAATAATTTAACATTTTGCTTCGGTAAGAGGTTTGTTTGACCCCAGGTTGCTTTTGGGGTAGGTGCTTCTACTATATAATATGGAAATTCTAAATATTTGTCTAAATATAAGATGTGCTTACTAACGAGTTTTTTCTTATTCAGTTTTACTTCATATACATCATAGTGATTTTTTAACCACTTGTAACCATCTTTAGTTAATCGTAAGCCAAATGGCTTATTATCTTTTATTCTTATATTATCAAAAAGCAATGCATATATTACACCATGCGTTAGTTCGTTTTTTTCTATCTCTAATGTGAGATCTTGTTCTTCGATAAACTTATTTGCTACAAACAAATGAATATCAGGCAGGGACATTATTACTCGTCATGAACCTCCCCATCCGTTAATTTGTATACTTTAAAACTAGTTGTATTAAACCGTTCATTTAGTTTTTCCGCTAGATTATGAGCGTGTCCGGGATTACTGAAGGACACTTTCCGATACTTCGGGCCAGGGTAGTCAACCAATGCATTTGAATTACGCAAATTAATCGGTTTGTTCTCATAGAATACCGCCCATATTGCATCAGCATGTAATACTTCTTCTTTTTTATAAGTATGCGAGTCCGTATAGGACAAAATAATTTCTGGTTTAGGCCTGCTCATTTAAATCTCCATTTCATTAGTATTTATCTAAATATCTAGTAAAAAAGAGAATTTCTATATTTATTCTTATCTAGCCTTTAGCCAAGAAGACAACGCAGTGTAACCGCCAATTAACTCATCATCAATAAAAATTTGAGGGACTGTTCGTGCATCTGGAACTTTTTGTAAAAGGGTTTCTCTAGTAATACCGTCGTAGCCTATGCGATGTTCTAAATAATTTATGCCATGTGATTCGAATAATGATTTTGCGGCATTACAATATCCACAAAAATCCTTACTGTAAATTTCTACTTTCATTTTTGTTTTCGTTCCTATTAAAAATACAATATGGTGAACAAGTCTTCTTTTTAATATTTACCCAACTTGTGCTATATCGTAATATAAATGCTTAAAATTCAGCCGAGTCGGGCATCCTGCCAATTACTAACATAATTGTCAGATCTTCATACTCACCAGTGTCAAGGTCGTGTACTCGTCGAATGTCTAACTTAAGAATATCACCAGGCGCACTCGCCGATGTTATATCAATTAGTTCTTTAACAGTTAATGCTTTCCCGTCGACTAGTTTTATTACATCATATTTTTGTAATCCAGATGCCGCCGCTGGGCCGTTTGGTAAAACTCCAAGCAATACAATTGATATTGTATCGGCTGCCAACCCTATTTTCTCTTTAAACTCTACATTAGGTGAGCCAAGTGAAACTCCCATCCAGGGCCTAACATATTCGCCATATGCTATTAATGTTCTAGCAACTGTTTGGAATAAATTCGATGGCACTGCATAACCAATACCTATATAAAAACCAGAAGGACTAACTAACAAAGTATTCATACCAATAACTTCACCGTCTAAATTAAACAACGGTCCACCACTGTTACCTTTATTAATTACTGTATCTGTTTGCAAATATGTAACCCATCTACCTTTTCGGGATGTTCTATCCACTGCACTTATAATACCAGAGGTAATACTAAACGCATGATCAAGTGGACTACCTATTGCCGCCACCATCGTTCCTGGAGTAATATTATCACTGTCACCCAATGGCACTGGAACAAAAGTTTCATCCTCATTTTCTTTATCTATTTGTAAAATAGCAAAATCCGCAATAGGATCACTTGCTATAAGAGTAGCAGTTCTATATTCACCTGATTTCCATACTACATTAATCGAAGTGACTACCATACTAGGTTTCTCTGCCGCTATTACGTGATGATTTGTATAAACTAGGCCGTCTTCACTAACAATAAATCCAGAACCAGAACCATATATTCGAGGAGTTATTTCTTGTCCGTCCTCTTCAAATAATCTGTTGAATGGCGAATCAGTTGGTAAATTTTCTAATATTTCTCTGGTAATGGTACTCTCTGCGGCTACCATTACTGTAACTACTGACTCGATAGATTTGTTGTAAATGTCTATATATGCATTGCGAAAGGTTGCGTTTGCATCGTGTGCCAACGTAATACCTGGCACTAATAATAAAAAACTAAAAAATACAATCCGTTTTAACATAATTTAACTCCTGAATTTACCAGCATCAATAAAAATATCGGATTGTTCATTTATTTGATCTGGCTCTTCTGTTTTGTTTCCTGCAATCAATAATGCAAATAATTTGTTAATATCAGAAACGACTAATCCTATATCAGCAGTACTAATACGAATCTCTGTACTTTTATTATGTACGGCTACATCGTATAGTCCATTTAATTTTCTAATATGGCGAAATTTATCCAACATTTTCTTTCTTCTTTATATTTAACACGCTAACCATTTCCAGTTCAGTAGCAAACGGTCCTTCCCATTCCTCCAAACTAATAAGGGTGCTTCTCTTTGGGCAAAAACTTTTGCGCCAGCCTTCTGGTCCTTTAATACAATAAAACCCTGCACAATATATGACATTACTTGCTCTGCTTTTCTTAAACAAAGGCAACATCTCATCATCTATCATAATTGGCATTTCAAAATTTAAAGGAAATCCTTTAATTTTGTTTATTAAACCGCCGTGGTTGCTATTACTATTTGATTTACGTATTTCATTATTAGTAATATCACATCCAAAATAATCGCAAAGTTGGTCATAGGAACCAAATTTTTCTAGTCTAGATTCCTGTTTCATACCATTACTTTTATTATAATAGACATACTTTTCTTCATTTTTTAATAGTAAACCATCATAATCACCGACATCACTATACACAACCCATCTGTCTTTAATTATTGATTTTATATATGGCATTTCATTCTCCTATTATAAACTTTTATGATTGATCCACCTTGCTTCCATAATAAAATATGGTATCAAACAATCGGGTGGCAAACTATACAATGTCTCAATTAATTTACATACATCATCACCTCGTACACCATTATTATAATGAGGCTTTACTCGTGACAATTCTGTGTCAAGCATACCCCAAATAATATTTGTATATCGCATTCGGACGTTTGCTTCTTGTACGTCCCTACTAATAAATTGACTTACCGCATTTTGACTGGCCTTCATTGCGGCATAGATTACATCCTTGCCTGGCTTCATTCGCCATAACATAGATGAATCGCTACTACTATTAAAAAGATAACCTTTATGATTTGCTTCTTTCCATTCATCATACAGTGCTTTCAACATAAATGTTTGTGACACATCTGCCGGCCCGTCATCTAGTGTCGCATCTGGCACACCATGTGAACCAGTGTATGCGTGATTAACTACTAAATCATAATTTAAACTGTGTTTCGCAATTGTTAGCCGGTCTTCGGCACTGCGAATATCAAACCCTGGGTCAGTACCGCGTCTACTAATACTATCACCATTAAAATGATCAACGATATTCTTTCCTATTCCTCTTGTACCACCTATTACTAATACTTTTGGTTTTTTTGTACTCCCAAACATTATGTATACTCCTTGTTTAACATAACTGCGTAATCTTGTGCATAATCACTCATTCGTTGTAAATCATGTTTTCCACAAAACTTCATAAAATGCATTCCTACTTGTTTTACTGGTGCTTTCTGTACAGCTTCGACAATTTTAGCATCACACGCAGTTTTTATTTCTGAAGGCTGTAATGACAGATCTATAAGTATTCGGTTGCGTTCATAATCGTCTCGAACTGTGTGCTCTATGTCTAAATGATCTGTCCATTTTTGTAACATAAAATTATTCCAAGCAAAACCTTGATTGTCTTTGTCGTCAAATGCTTCGTTAATGCCTATCTTATTGCGGCTACCTTTCTTGCGAGCACCAGGATACGCACTAAAAATATTGTCACTGGTATCTCCTCGCACACATTTTTCAAACAATATATACTCTGGGTCGGCAATAACTTTGTGAGCATTTGTTTTTTTATCCATTACAACATCACCTTTATCATCATAGATACCATTAATAGTAATATGCTGATTAGTGATGCCGTTATACATACTCACTTTATCATTAATTAATTGATAAAAATCACTATCACTGCTAACAATTACATGGCTATTATCAGGATGATTATGTATCCAACGAGCAATTAAATCATCTGCTTCACTGTTTTCTTCTTGCAACACAGAACAATTAGTTTTAATGTTTAAGTAATCCAAGAGTTCTTGGTATGCCTCCCAAAACATTTCATCCTCTTCTTGTTCTTTAGGTGTAAGTGCTTCGCGACTTGCATCTCTATTCTTTTTATATGGTTCGTATATACTACGCCGCCAACTCCTACCTTCCAAACAAAATACTACATGCCCATTACCAAAATCATTAAATGCTTTTTTAATACTATTAAACATTATATGATAACACAAACCTATTTTCATGTCTACACTACCACGTGCAACATGCCGTGCTCTGAAAAACATATTAGCAGTATCAATTAAAATATAACTCATATTGGCTCCGGAGCAAATAACTTGTGGAATGGTTGATCTAATGCCATGTGCCCATTTACATGAGTATACTTTTGTTCATTGCCATACGGCCGCCGACCATATTTTATTTCATAGGTGTTTATGGCTTTATGTTCTTCGGCTTCGAGTGTCCTTTTTGCTGTTATACGATCCTGTTTCATAAACTCTGGATCACCATAATCTTTAATTACTACTGTTAGATCTTTATACGTTGTGCCAGCAAAATGTTTCTGTATTATTTTCTCAAAAATTTTTGAAGATGTATCACCATTTATATTTCTACCAGGCCAACCCTTTGCTCCTAACAATTGTCGATAAATCCTATTTAACCAATATCCTTTCTTCCATTCGTTATCAAAAGACGAACCATATTTTATAACATCCGTATCATAACCCCCGGTCATGACATGTATAGAATATGTAAAAGCTTTAGTTTCACGCATTCTACCTATAGTAAAAACATC